ATGGAACGCCAACCGCTTCTCTTCGCGAAATTGCGAAGGCTGCGGCGGGTGCCCATTTATCTTGGGAGTTCGCCATTAGACCGTTTGTGTCTGACTTATCGCGCATGTCTAATATATTCGCCTCAATGATGAAGCGGATAAAAGAGTATCGTGATAAGGCGGGGATCCCCCAAACTCGGCATTATACCGAAACGGAGGATGCACCAGCGTTTGCGGACATCGGCGTCAGTCTTAATGCTTATCAAAGCATCAAGATAACGAGGCCGATTACGCCAACGGTGGAGCGACACGCGACTATGCGTTATACGTATAGTATCCCGTATATGAACGAGATCAGTTCTAACATCCTGGGGGTGATGGGCCAACTTGGCATATCACCCTCGAGACCAAGTATCGTCTGGAACGCAATTCCATTCACCTTCCTCGTTGATTGGTTTTTCAACGTGGGAGATTTATTGGATGAGTGGTTCGGACGTGATCTCAATCCAGCTAGTGTTACTGTGCTCGATTTCTGCTGTTCGCAGAAATTGAAGACTGTGCTCGAGGCTCAGTGGCAAATCGATGAGTATTTCCGTATTTCAGGAGATGCTCAACCGTTTTGCTATATGAGTCGAGAGTACTACCAACGGGAGCGCATGGTTCCAACCATGTCGTCTCCTTTCACGCTGGTGCAGTCCACCGGTAGAAAAGTCGCACTTGCGGCTTCTCTGCTTGTGGCAGTATCCGGCAAACGTAAACGATGAAATAAGAAAGCAACAATGCTATCAGATCCCATCACCCTCAATACTGAGGATTATACGCTCCGCTCCATTGTCGACGATACGTCGATTCGTGGAGTTGCTGGGCTTACGGCTGGGACCCTTAAGAATCTCGTGATTTCTCACGATACTCAGGGTCCAAGTGGTAAGCTTTCAGATAGGCGGCGCGTGCAGTTCACCTATACCAAGCCTAACACGGCTGGTGAGGCAAGAACTCTGCAAGTGTACCTGATTGCGGTAAT